TGATGACCCTACGGTCATTGGTTACGTGATAGTCGAGATGAAAGAGGCTGACCCAAATCAAAGGGTACTTCCTTTTAATGGTGGGAAGTGAGTTAGTTCTGTGCGCTTGCTGTCTGACCGCATACAAGAGTTTATTGATTGGCTTCAAGTCAATACAGACTTTGGAGACTGGGACCAATCAGTAAAGGAGTTAGTTCACAAACAGCTAATCGTATTTATGATTAGCGATGAGTCACCTACTGAGGAGAGTGACCATGCCAACGATGAGCGACGTTAATTTCGAGGGGTTGTATTGTATGTTCAAGGGAGAGCCTGGTACTAGGAAATCTACACAGGCTCTATCATTCCCCGGTCCACAGTATTGGTTCTCATGGGATAGAAAGATGAATGGAATCTATTTGCCCATGAAGAAGTGGGGAATTGACCCTAAAACAGTTTCATACGAGGATTACGACGATTGGACGAAGGCACGTAAGAAGCTGGAAACACTTCAGACTACATGCCCGTACAAGACGCTCGTATTCGATAGTATCACGAGCATGGCTGACATGACGTTGCGACAGACCGTAAAGATGAAGTACGGTGTTACTCGTCAATCAGGTGCAGCCGCAGGTAAATTGATTGCGGGTATTGCGGTCAATGAGATTGAGGATTACAACGCTGAGAGCGCGGCCTTGCAGGAGCTTATTGCATTGACGAAAGATATCAATGCATTCCACAAGGTCAACATCATCCTCATCGCACACGTCGTTCAAGCGGAATACCGCAATACGACGAACAATACCACCCACGTCAGCAGGACGATTGTAACTGCTGGCAAGAAGGTAGCGCCAAAGATTCCAGCATACTGTGGTGAGGTATACCACTTCAACATCAAGAAGGGTATGTTGGAAGGAGCAGGAGGTGACTATAGTTTATTGACTGAACACACTGGCGATGATTTCGCTCGTACTGCATTGGGATTGAATAGGGAGATTGTCTTTGCTGACAAGCCTCTGTACGAAACCTATATCAAACCTGCCATCGCCACTCTACAGACGCAGTACACTCCAACTACGAAGTTCTAGCATAGTGAGGACACAGTATGACCATCATCAGTTTCTCGGACTCGGACCTGCTCCGCAATAAGGTTGTGGAGCCTGCGTGGTACGTGTTGGACATTCAGGGCCACAGGACGTGGACGCCCACCAAGGATGGACAGTCCAACAACTGCCATATGGAAACTGTCATCGAAAAGAATGCGGACAACGGTTCGCAGGACTTCGCTGGCGTTCCCATTGAATTGCAGTTCAACGACAAGCCCAAGGCGCGTGGATTCATCGAGGGATTCCTGCGTGGATTGGGTGTGGACATTCAGGCCAATGCGCGGTATGACCTCAATAGCGCAGTGGGCAAGAAGATTGAGGCGTTCATTGAGAACGACACGTACAACGGTCGTCTCGTGAACAAGTGCAACCACAAGTATCGCGTGGTGCGTTCGTAGTCCGTAACTAGTATACCTGCCAACCATGTAGCTAAACCTATAACCTACATGGTAGCTGGAGACTTTAACCGTGAGGCTAGCGGTGAGAGTGTCTGAAATGAATGTGTGGATAAAGTGGCCCACACTGGCGGGTGCTTTTACTAACTGCAAAGGAGACTGTCATGTTGTATTCAGGCGACGAAGTGTACGGCGACGAGATTACATCTTCCGTCAACGAGCCGGAGCAGGAACAAGAGGAAGAAATTGAACCTGCTGAGAACACGCCCTCAGAAGATGAGGAAGAAACCGTACTCGACGAGAAGGATGACATTCTCATTGATGAAGATGACGAGTACGAGGATGAGGACGAACCGGAAGATGTAGAGGAAGACGAGGGAACTTAGGTATTCACTAAGTAGTAGCCAGGTTACTAGAGCTTGCTATGGTGCCCGATGTTGGGATTCGGTACCCATTATAGCATAAGTTAGTACTGGTGTGACTACTTGGTGATAGGGGGTGCGTCCAATACTGCCAGTGTTGCAGGTTACGGACGTGCCCCCGATTTTTAACGAGTGACTTAAATGACGGACACTAAAATAATTGGACGTATCATCAAGGTCAGCAAATCAGGATGGGGCTTTATCTCATCCAAGGAAATTGAGTTTACACGAATCTTCTTTCATTGGACTGCACTCCGACAGGACACTATGACATTCCTTGAACTGAAGACTGGAATGCAAGTGGAATTTACACCATTGAAAGTAGAGGGTAAGGGATGGCGTGCAGTTCATGTGCGTGTCATTGAAAAGGTGGTGGAGAAAACAAATGAAACCCCTGATGTGTCCTCACTGCAAGAATGATAGACCGGACATGATTGAATTAATTGGTACAACAGGACACAGAGAGAATGCACCTGTACATAGATATCTCTGTCTGTGTTGTTCCAAAGAATTTACGGTGAAGGAAAATGACTAGAAGCCAGAGAGTAAAGCAAATAGCCAAGATACTACATTCCAAGTACAAGGGTGAATTGGACTTCGCTGTTCATGTGGCTTATGAGATTCTAGAGAAGATGGAAGAAGTTGAGAAGGTGGAAATTAAGAATCTCGTAGAGAGGCCCAAAGATGGAGCGTAAATACGTACCTGGTATGGGTCCGGTGGGTGCGCGTCTAATCATCTTAGGCGAAGCTCCCTCACGTGAAGAAACAGCAGCAGGTAAACCCTTCGTTGGTCCCTCTGGTAGAGAGTTGGACCGTCTTCTAAAGGACGCAGGGATTAACCGTGCTGACTGTTGGATTACCAACGTATGTAAGTACGAGGTGCCTCCTAACTTCGATAGGAAGAAACAATCATTCTATTCACGCGCCATCAATAGCGGCATCAACATTGACCAGCAACTACAGGAACTACAAGTAGAGATAAATGACATTAAGGCCAACACTATACTTGCTCTCGGTGGGACTGCTTTATGGGCACTCACTGGTAAGTCCAAAATTAGTAAGCACCGTGGAAGTATCATGTGGGGGATGGGCACGAAGTTGGTGCCTACCTATCATCCCGCGCACTTGTTACATTCTAGTGCAGGTGGAGAAATCAAAGGGTACTGGAACAGACAGGTAATGATATTTGACTTCAAGAGGGCGTTAGAGGAGTCAAGTACACCAGTACTTGAACTCCCATCACGTACAATTCAGATTGCAAATAACTCAGGTGAGCTGTACGAGTTTCTAGAAAGGTATAAGAATCACTCTAAAGTAGCTGTGGATATTGAAGCGGGTGGACATTGCTTGCCAGTGTGTATTGGACTGGCATTCAGTAAGTCGCATGGAATGACAGTGCCATTATGGAATAAGGATGGCATTAGTTCTGTGCCTGACTCTGACCTCGCCTCTATGTGGTCAATGCTGTATAAAACTTTATGGGAGAAGGATATTGTCGGACATAACTTCAATTACGACCGTGACAAACTGCGTAGATTGGGCTTCACCATCAGGAGAATATACGGTGATACGCTTCTCAAAGCATTTGCAATTAACCCTGAACTCCCAAAAGGGCTTGCATTTAATACAAGTATCTACACCCGAGAACCCTTCTATAAAGACGAAGGCATGTATGAGGGGAGCTATAGAGATTTATTGCTTGGGTGCGGACGTGATGCTTGTGTCACATATGAGATAGATGATGCGATGGAAGCTGATATAGAGGAACTGGGAGTAGGGAAGTTCTATAGGAATTTCCTTATGACTCTCCCTGACTTCTATATGGAGATTGAGAACAATGGTTTCCGTATCAACGAAGCAAAGAGATTGGAACTAATCGAGAAGTATGTCAAGTGGGATGAGCGTCTTGCATACGAGATGTATCAGATTGCAGGGGATGATATTAATCCCTCATCACCACCACAGGTATCATCTCTCTTGTTTGATAATTGGAAGCTACCACGGAGGCAGGGTACAGGTGAGGAAGAACTTACCGCACTCCTGAATTTACAGAATGGTGTTCGTTATCAACCTTACAGAGATTGGATTGAGAAGTGTCTTGAGCGTCGGCGCGTCCGTAAAACTATCAGTACCTACCTCTTTGCAATACCCGACTTTGACGGTAAGATGCGAACCACTTGTTTCATGTGTTTGGAAACAGGTAGGACCAGCACAGGTCAACAGAACCCTCCCATTAGACCCCTCGTAGATGTAGTAGGCAAAGGTCGTCAGACCGATATGAAGCCTATGGGTACTGCGTTCCAAACCATGACTAAGCATGGTGATATTGGAGCGGATATCAGAGGTATGTATGAGCCTGATGAGGGTGAGGTATTCGTACAGCTTGATTCATCTCAGGCTGAGGCGCGTGTTGTCTTTAACCTTGCAACGGATGAACAAGCATTGGAGGACATTGATGCCCACGATTACCACGCTCTTACAGCATCTTGGTTTTTTGGGGGGAAGGAAGATGACTATTCCAAGAAGGTGTTGGGATATGAGTCACCAATACGCTTTGCAGGAAAGACTCTCCGCCATGCGGGGCATCTTGGAGCGGGCAAACGTAGAGCAGCGGTCGAACTCAACACGCAAGCGCGTAAGTATAAAATACCGATTACCATCACTGAGCAACAAGCAGAAAGGGCATTAGGTATATTCCATGCCAAACAACCCAAAATCCAAAGAGTCTTCCACAATGAAGTCATCGAGTGCCTCAAAAACACCAGACGACTCATTGCACCACTCCCATATGGAATCGACGCGCCTCACGGTGGCGTACGTATATTCTATGAGAGATGGGGTGATGACTTATTCAGAGAGGCACTTGCCTATCTCCCACAAAGAGCTGTTACTGATAATACCAAAGCAGCAGGTATTAGAATTAAGAGAAAGTTCACAGAATGTAGAATTATTCTTGAAGCGCATGATGCTCTTTTGTTCTCAGTGCGTAGAGAGTATCTCGAAGACTTCATCGGAATAGCACGGAAGGAGATGGAGCGTCCAATAAACTTCACGCACTGTAGTCTTCCTCGTAGATTTCTGAAGATTCCATGTGACGTAGAGGTAGGAGAGAATTACAAAGACTTGAAAAAATTCAAACCACAGGACGTAGAGCATGACGTGGCTAGAGAGGCTGCTCAGTCAGCACAATGAGCTTGAATCTCCTACCAACTTTTGGTTATGGGGTGGTCTAGCGTCCATCTCGGCAGTGGTCAAAGACAATGTATGGTTAGACAGGCAGATATATAACTTGTATCCAAATATCTACGTCATGTTTCACGCTGAAAGTGGGCTTAAGAAGGGGCCACCTATCAGTATGGCGAAACAGTTGGTGAGGGGTGTCGGCGGGACGCGCATCATCTCAGGACGTAGTTCGATACAAGGTATACTAAAGGAACTTGGTACTGCACAAACGCAACCGGGTGGTAAGGTAATCGCCAAGAGTACAGCGTTTATATGCAGTAGCGAGTTGACCAGTTCCATAGTAGAGGATAAGGTAGCAACAGACATACTCACTGACTTGTATGATAGACAATACAACATCGGTGATTGGCGTTCTCTACTGAAGATGGAACAGTTTAACCTGAAAGACCCTACAATTACGATGCTCACTGCTACTAATGAGGCGCACTCTAATGATTTCTTTGCAAAGAAAGACATACACGGTGGATACTTCGCACGCACTTTTATCGTATCTGAGAACAGACGTAACCGTGCTAACAGTCTACTCGTACCCCTAAAGAATCCACCTAAGTACCCTGACCATATAGACTATTTGAAGGTTGTAAGTAATCTCAAAGGTCCATTCAAACCACTGGGTAGTATTGAATTGACTGATGAATGTGTCCACCCACATACTGACCACGTAACAGGAGAGACTCAGTACTTTACACCAGCGGGTTTAATGTATCAGAAGTGGTATGACAACTTCATAGATACTGTACTCACTCAAGACCTGAAAGATGACACTGGTACATTGAATAGATTTGGAGATTCTGTACTTAAGGTAGCCATGCTACTTAGTCTATCACGTAGTCCTGAGTTAGTGATAGATACAGACAGTATGGAATTGGCTATTCAATACTCAGAGAGATTGATAGGTAACGTGAGAGAGATGACTCATGGGAAGAAAGGGCTATCAGACGCTAAAAGCATCAAGGGTCTTATAATCCATGAGTTCCTGAATAGAGAGGGTCACTCAATAAGTAGAGCCATGTTACTGAAACAGATGTGGGCACACTACAAAGAGGCATCCGAACTGGATGAGATAATGCTATCATTCGACCAAGCAGGTATGATAAAGACTCAGACCATAGGCAACCAGATTGTCTTCGTGATGCCTGACCATCAGGTACAAGAATACAGAAGAAGATTTGCAGGGAAAGGAAAATAATGGATAAACTACTGGTATACGTCAGAGAGGAATTTGAGAAACTAATCTCCACCAAAACAGGATGGGGAAAGAACGAAGTAATGATGTTGTTTGACAAGGCTTGGGTATTTGGCCTGTCCAGATACGCACGCGAAAAAGGTATCAACTTGGACTAGAACATGATTAAATACCTTCACTGCCACAACTGCGGTAAGCAAGTGTCTACAGGATTTGAGCCTGTTCCTACGGACACGCCGGACAAAGGTATTATCGTCCGCGCATGGATAGAATGTCCTGAGTGTATCGAAAAGAGGCAGAGAGACAATCCACTACAACTCGAATTACTAGACCTGATTACCTTGATGCCTGATACACAGACACAGGACATCATTGACTACATTGAGGGCTTGAGAGCAACTAGGAAGAAAAGAGATGAGTGAACCTAATGTGGACTGGTATATTCACCGAATAAAGGTAATGCTCGGTGAGATTGACAAATTAGTCTTTGAACCTACTATGACTAATTCAAAGAGAGAAATTATATCACACAATACGAATGAGATTGAAATAAATCTCCATACAATTATCAGGAAACTGAAAGAAGAAAAGAGATGAATGAATACTACAAGCAAGAACTTCTTCTAATGATTGAGCAGTGGCCTGATGAGCGCGTACAACAATACATCCATGAATTAGAACAACGATTAGAAAACACCAAAGAACATCTACGCGCACTGCGGGCTATAAAGAAACGTAAAGGTCGCAATAAGAATCCGAAAGATACTGGAACAAGGGGTGGACTATGATGACTAAGGCTAAGGTGACTAATCTCCACTGGGATGAGAAAGAACATTCTGTATGGGAAGCTACTCTAGAAGTAGAGCATGAGAATGGTGACGTACAGATGTTCGTAATTCCAATTACACGCATGACTAATAGGCTTGGACATGATAATTCCAATACCCACAATAAACGAGCAGGACTTAGAATCAGTAGCACCTCAAAACGACGCAGAACGTGATAAATTCATACGCTGGTACATCGACTGTAAGCCTTGGAAGTGCGAGAAATGCAACGCCACAATGTTTGGGCGTATGAAGTACTGCGTCTACTGTAAACTGAAACTCAATACAGACACGCCAAGACCCTCTTGGTATGTGGAGAATACTTATGACAAAGATTTATGAGGTGAAGTTGGTACCTAAAGATTTGGAGGCATCTATAAGACATATCGTTGTGCGTGTAGATGACCCTATAAACATTCAGGGCTACGAAGAATGTGTAGATTTTATAGAAGCACAGTTTCCGATGTACGATATTGAGCGTGTAATGGAGGGCTTCAAAGATGACAGGAACCGTAGCACGTCTAATGGCTGACAAGGGATTTGGATTTATTCATGGAGAAGATAAGAAGGATTATTTTTTCCATCGAAGTGACTTCAATGGATTCTTTGATGATTTGGTAGAGGATGTAGGGGCAGGACGGAGTATCAAGGTGGAGTTTGAAATTACTCCGTCCGCCAAAGGACCGCGTGCAGCTAATGTAGTGCGTGTAGATGGTGGTGTGTAGCTATTGTTCTGCTTCCCAGTTCCACGGCATCAGGTCGCGTATACCGCCACCTGTAATAATCCAGTCGTTTTCTGGGTCAACGAACTTAGCTACTGATTCACCCTTACTATACGTCTGAGTACCTGCACCCAATTGTGCAGCAGGACCAACTACAGGCAACAGTGATGGGTCTTCCTCAAGGATTTCCCAAATATCCTGTATTGCCAAAGGAATAAACAACTGCAATAAGCGGTCGTAAACATGCAGCGGTTTATACTCTGTCGCGGAAGCCCAATCGTATACGAGCTTGGCTACGGGATTCAACTTGTTGGCAAGGAATCTCTCACCATATTCAGCTTGTGTAGGTGCTT